AAGTCCCCGATCTTGTGCCAGACGTCGTTGACGAACCCGGTGTAGACGGTGTTCCAGCCCGTGGCGGCGTAGCCGGGCAGCTTGACGGCGAACCAGTTGTTGACACTCTGCTGCCACTGGGTGTCGCCGGCCAGGAAGCGCGTGAACTGGTCCCACGAGGTCTTCATCTGGGCTGTCCAGCCCGGCGGGGGGACGACCGGCGGAATCTTCGGCTGAGCCTGCATGTCCGCGTGCAGCTTCGCCAGCTGCGCGGTCGCCGACGTGGCGTCCACCGTCGGCTTGATGGGCTTCGGCTGGTCCTTGTTCCACAGCTCCAGCGCCTGGGCACGGCCGACGCCCATCTGGGAGAGCGTCGCCAGGAACTCGTCTTTCGCCTGGGCGAGCCCGGCCGGCGAGGTGCCGTAGACGGCGGTCAGGGCGTTGGCCACCTGCGCCGACAGGCTCAGCTCCTGCGCGGTGATGACCGGCTTCGAGATCAGGGACCTGTTGTTCAGGATGTACTGGTAAAGGCCGGACACGGCCTTGGTCAGCTGCGGCATGTTGACGATGCCGTTGGCGATGGCCTGGTTGAGGTTGGTGCTGATGGCACCGGCCAGGTTCAGCACGTCGGTGGTCAGGTTGGCCGAGCCGGTCTCCAGGATGCCGACCTGCTTGTTCAGGTCCGAGGTGGTGCCGGCGACCGTCTGGTTGCCGCCCGACCACTGCATCAGCGCGCCGTAGGTGGCCTTGCCCGCGTAACCCATGGTCTGGGCGAGGGCGTAGGCACCCTGGACCGACTCGGTGGTAGCCCCGCCCTGGGCGAGCAGGCCGTTCACGATGTCCCGGCCGGACGCGGCGAGCGCGGCGTTGGACTTGGCGTTGTTCCCGGCCGCCGCGTTCTGCAGCACCAGGTTGTTGTAGAGCGACTGGCCGGCGGTGAGGTTGGCCTCCCACGACTGGCGCAGCGTCAGGCTCGCCGCGTTCAGCCCGCCCATGGACGCGCCGGTCGCCTTGGCGTCGGTCCCGATCGTGTTGATGCCGGTCGCGTAGGACTCGAATGCGGTCTGCCCGCCGGTCACCAGCGTCAGGAACGAGGTGTAGTCCCCGGTCAGCGTCTTGATCTGGCTGTTGGAGATCTCGCTGGCCAGCGTGACCGAGTTGATGGCCGAGCCGATCTGGTTTGTCCCGTCGCGTGCCTTGTAGCCGGCCACGCCCATGTTCAGCCAGCCGGTCACCAGGTCGTTGACCTTGGTGATCTGGGTGGACAGGCCGTCGGTGACCTTGACGCCCGCTAGGTCCATCAGGGCGAACGACTCCTGGACCGTCGTGCCGTACTGCCTGGTGACGGCCGCGGCGGTCGTCAGCGTGTTCGTCCAGTCCTGCTGCTCGGCGGTCAGCTGCTTCAGCACCAGCGCGGTGGAGCCCGGCTGCTGGTTGGTGCCGGTAATGGCCTCGTACAGATCCTTGAACGCCTGCAGGTGCAGCCCGAAGCCGGACGCGTCCTTCGTCAGGTTCGACCAGCCCTGGGCCATGTTGCCGACGAAGTTGCGCTGGTTCGCCGACGCCTGGGCGAGCCAGGTGTCCATCGACGCGAGGTTCGTCTGGATCTGGGCGAAGCCCTGGCTGGCGTTGTCGCTGGCCAGGGAAGCCATCAGGCCGGAGACGTAGCTCTTCGCCGAACTGCTGGCCTGCCCGGCGGAGTAGATCGCGTAGCCGACGGCGGCGACAGCCGCGGCGACCGCGAGGATCTGACCGACGGAGAAGGCAGCGATGGCGGCCTTCATCTGCACGCTGAGGGCTTCGAAGGCACCCCCGACCAGCGGAAGCCTGGCCAGCAGGGTCACCAGCCAGACAGACAGGAACTCGATCTGCCTAACCAGGTCCACCACCATGGTGGCGACCAGCCCGCCGTAGTGCACGAAGGCGAAGAACGCGATGCCGGCCGCCAGCGCGTACGGCCCGATGGCGTTGAGGGCTTTCTGCACGATCGACAGCGCATAGGCGATGCCCTCGAACAGCAGCTCGCTGACGTGCGTCATCTGGCCGGCCTGCAGGAACAGCCCGAGAATCCGCAAGATCGAGGTCGCGATGCCGCCGAGGATGTGCATGTCGTTGGTCGCGGTGGCGATCAGCGGGCCCAGCATGTTCGAGTGGCTGGCGACCGCCTGCTGGATCTTGATCACCATGTCCTCGACCCAGGTCCCGGCCTTCTGCGTGATGCTCTGCAGCAGGCCCAGGTGCCCGGTGAGGGTGTTGATCGCGGCACCGAAGATCGTGATGACGGTGGGTGCCATGGCAGCCTGCATGGTCCGGATGGTGACCGGCAGGCGGGTCATGGCGGCGTTGAGCGTGCCCGCCTGCGCCTGCAGCGGAGCGAAGTGGGCGGTACCCAGGTTGTCGGCTCCGGTGCCGAGCGCGTCCAGCGCGGTGTGCACCCCGGTGAGGTGCGCGATGATGTCCTTAGTGGCCGGCTCCGCGGCGACGGCGAAGGCACCGAGAGCCACGCTGGCTGCGATGATTGCGGGCACCAGAACGATAAAGAAGTCGATGAGCGTGTGCAGGGCCAGCGCCCACACGCTGATGGTGGCGACAAACGGGATGCCCTTGAACGCTCCGCCGAACAGCGTCAGGTCCCTGGTCCAGAAGCCCCACCATCCGCCGGCTCCGCGAGCAGCCCCCCCGGCTGCGGTGGCTGCGGTGGCTGCGTCTGCCGAGGCAGACTGCGCCGCCTTCGCCTTAACCCCGGCGCGCTCCATCGCGTCCGCGAGCATGTTCCAGGCAGCGGCGTCCTCCGGGTTGGGCCCTTCCGGCTCAGCAGGCCCCGGCGGTGCCGGCGGCTTAGGCGGCCCGCCACCGCCTCCGCCGCCCGACGCGCCCCCCTGGCCGAGCAGCGACAGCAGTGCCTTGCCCTGCTCGGTGGCACTGAGCAGACGGCCGTCGATGACGTCCAGTTCTTTCGTTACCTCGGTGCCGTCCAAGCCCGCCTGGAACTCGTACTTCTTCCGCGTCTCCTCGATGAGGCCGTTGATGAACTTAGCCTCGTACGACTCGGCCACGGCAGCGTCGAACTCGGCCTGTACCTTCTCGGTGTGCGGGATTTCCTCCCACGCCTGGGTGAACTCCTCCAGCGCGTCGATCGCCTCGACGTTATCGACGCGGATGACCTTGTGCGTCACCGGGGGGATCGCGTCCAGTGCCTCGTCGAGTGCGGAAATCTCAGCCAGATCCTGCGGCACGCCCTCCAGCTCCACACGGGACTCGACGACCTGGCCCTGTACGACCGGGGACGGCTGGTTAGAGAGGGTCCGGCGGGTGATCGCCTGGGACATCTCGTACAGGGCTGTCCATTTCTCACTGCCGGCCATCTCCCGCGTCATCAGCTGGCTGGCTGCGTTGATCCGGCTGATGCCCTCTTCCAGCGCCAGTGCGTCGACCGAAGCAAGCAGCGCCGAATCGCCGAATTCGCGCAATGCCAGCGCCGCGCCGGAGGTATCGCGCTGGAACGGGGCCATCAGGTCGGCCATCGCCCGGATCTGGGCCTGGGGCGGCAGGGTGCCTGCCAGTTCGGGCGTGACCTCCACCGGGACGCGCCCGCCGGTGAACGGGATGCCGCCCAGCCGGGTCGCCGAGGCCGTGATGTCGGTGGACTCCGCGCGCGGCAGGCCCAGCAGCGCGGCCCGGTAGGCAGCCAGCGAGCTGAGCGCCTGGGAGTCGTCGAACATCGCCTTGGTGCTCACCACGGACGGGACCCCGGTAAACGCCGCCGCGTAGACCCCGGCCGACGTCAGCTGCTCACCCAGGCTGCCGACCGTCTGGCGGGTGCCCTGCAGCGCGTTGGTGTGCGCGAGCAGTACCGCCGTCTCGGCGGCGATAACCGACGTACGGTCCCTGATGGCCGCGCTGAGCGTCGCAGTCTGCATCGTCTCGCGCTGCAGGAAGCCCAGGTACTGGTCAGCTGTCAGGTAACCCGCGAAGTGCGCCTTGTTCTCCAGCAGCGCCAGGTTGTACATCTGCTGGCGGTAGGACATGGCCTGCTGGACCGTAGAGAACCCGAGCCACTTCTGCCGGTTGAGCAGCGTGGTGTAGTTCAGCTCCTGGGCCATGTCCGCCAGGTGCTGCTGCTCGTTGCTCCTGCCTCCGTAGAGCAGGTGGACATTGGTCTGCTGAGCAGCGTTACCCAACTGGGTCAGGGCCAGCGCCTCATCGCGGATGGACGCGATGTCTTTCTGGCGGGCAGCAGCGGCAGCCGTCGAGCCTGCCACCTCGGCTGCGGTCTCCGCCTTGACCGCATCGGACATGCCCTGCAGCGCGGCCTTGGCCTGCGCCGCGTCCCGCATCAGGTCACCGAAGTCACCGATGGCCTTATAGATCACATAGAAGTATTCAGGCCCCTCGTATGCCACCGGGCGTCACCTCCGCCCCAGCCACGCCAGGTCGTCCACCGCGCTGTCGTAGGCCCTGCGCCACGTGCTGGCGGTCCCGGTGCAGCGGTCGCCCCTTGCCCGGACATCCCACTGCCAGCAGCCAGGGGACTCCCGCCACACCCGCGCGTACCACAGCCTTGCCACGGCTAGCCTCCGCGCCCGGGCATCGGCGGCGGTCCGCCCATCATCGCCATGAAAGCCTCGTAGCTGCCGCTCGAATTGCTGGCCTCCACCCCGGCCTCCGGGTCGGCAGCCACCTTGCCGAACCGCGGGTCGTCCTCGATCGAGTCGGCGACCTTGGGGCCGCGGATGCGGTCCAGTTCCTGCTCCTCGGGCGACTTAGTGCCGAAGATGTCGATGGAGGCAGCCATCTCGACCAGCGGGTTGCGCCCGCCGTGCTTTTCGGTGTCGATCATGGCCTGTGCTCCGATGAAGCTGCATATTGTCTTGACCTGCCACTCGGCTGTCTTCAGCCGGGCCCGCTGCTCGCGCCGCTGCCGCGCGCCCGCGGCCTCCAGAACCTGCCTCAGCCGGCAGACGGGGAGTCCGAGGATGTACTCGTCGGTCCATCCGTAGGAGTGGCTGAGCGTGTCGAACGCCGCCGCGAAGGCACCGGCGAGCTGAGGTCCCGCGGTGTCGGCTCCGGCTCGGGGGGTGTCTTGTCCTGGCCGGTCTTCTGGAACAGCTCCAGCGTCTTGCGGAGCCTTTTTCCCAGGGCCTGCAGCTCCGGTGCCTCCTGGCGCACGATGACCTCAATCAGGTCGAAGGTGTCCTCCAGCTCAGGGTTGTGCAGTTCCTCGCCGTAGCGGTCCCACAGCGCCTGGTTGGCCTCGGTTTCCTGCTTGGTCATCTGGCTGGCCTGCTTGTCCGTCAGGCCGGCAGGCTGGCACATCGACGCCAGGAAGGCGATCGTCTCCTGCTCGGCGTCGGGAATGGACATGACCACCAGCATCAGCAGCTTGGTGCCGAACTCACCCGGGTCGCCGGCGAAGTCGAGCTGTGCCTGGGTCATCGCCGGGCCCGCGCCGTGGGTGAGGATGCGCAGCAGCCGGAAGAACTGCCGGGTGCGCATCCGCCGCACCCCGAGGGCGAAGCCGGTCGACAGCTTGTGCTCGGTCAGCTGCGGGTCAATGCGGTCCAGCTCGCTGTCGTCCGGCATCGGGCCTCCCAGGGCCTCTCGGGGTCAGATGCCGGGACAATCGGCGGGCATGGCGAACGGCGCACCCCTTGACACGAGAATGCGCCGTTCTTTGGCCCACAACAGCCAGTACTACCGTACCGCAGTCAAGCGGTTACGGGCGAGCGCCGGAGTTGTCCTTCAGTTCCGGGCTCTGCTGCTGCTCGGCCAGCGCCTCGCCGCCGGTCACCAGCAGGTCTGGCTGCTCGGGCTTGTCCTCGCTGAAGCCCTCGGCCAGCGCGTCGGCGGCCTCTGAGTGGTTCTGTGCCGTCTCGTCCGGCTGCGGTTCCGGGTCCACCTAGACGACCGTGCCGCCACCCGCGCCGAACGGCTCGGGCACGAACGCGCCCGTCTCGGTGCCCGGCAGGGACACCAGGCGGCCGATGGCAGTGCCGGCGGAACCAGAGGTGCCGCCGTAGGCGGCGGGCAGGGACTGTCCGGTCTCGTTGACAGTGCTGAACAGCGCGCGTCCCGCAATGCTGCAGCTCAGGCCGGTCTTGTAGCTCGGCCCGGTGAAGTTGAAAGGCTGGAACTGTACACGGTACAGGATGAAGTCCAGTGTCCGGATCTGTCCGCCGGCGTCCTTGGACGGCACGCGGATTGCCAGCGGCTGGGTCACCTGGTTCATGCTCGCCAGGGTCCACAGCGGGATGGCGTAGTAGTCCGCGCCCGCGGCACCGGAGCTGGTGACCGTCGTGCCGGTGATGTAGGCGATCGTGCTGAAGGGGATGTATCCCTCTTCAATGGTCACGTTAGCAAAGTTGATCCAGAAGTGT